GAGTGGACCTTTACCGAGTCAGCATCGAACTTTGCAAAGCGGGTGCCGCTCGGCGGAATCGATGGCCTGGCACTGTTCTCGTTCGCGGCAGGTATTACCAGCGCGGCCAATCCCCTTACGTTCTCGACCGAGGATCATCTGACTGATACTCTCCCGGCGCTCATGACCGGCACCAGTCCCTCGGTTGCCATCGGCGGCGACAAGTGCATGCTCCGGCTTTTTTCTGATAAAACGATCACCTACAAAATCCAATCCACGACGGATTTGGTGAACTTTACTGATACCACCGAGGGAACGGCCACGCTTACGGCGAACACGCTAACCCTCGTCACGCTTGCCGATTTGCATGAGTTCATCCGGTTCGTGATCGTCACGAATGCGAACACGACAAATGCAAAAATGGATGCACGGGTCATTTTCTAATCAATCGCGGGATAGTTCAGTTGGTAGAACGTCTGACTCATAATCAGGAGGCCGCCGGTTCGAGTCCGGCTCCCGCAACTTCTTCATTTCGTTTCTTGAACCTCGGTCACCGGCGTCTCTTCGCCGCCATCACTCCAGAGGATTTCCCGCAGTCGCGAATCCATGAGCGCGCCGACGAGGCACATTTGATCGCAGTCCGTTAGGTGATTGTCCTTCTTGGATTGCGTGAACCATTGCCAAGACTTCTTGCCGTTCCTGTCGGTCTGCATTTTCTTGAACTCGACGTTCGTTTGTGCTTTGTATTCGTCACTCACATCCTGCGCCACGGTCCAGCGGTAGAGCGGTGTCATCCCGGATTTCAGCCGGTGCCACATGTTTTTGATCGGATGCTGGCACCAAAAGAAATAACGGGCTTGTCTGCGGACGCCGGACTTGCCGATCCCGACGTGACCGATGTTAACGGACGAAAACGGATAGTGCCGGACCACTCGCTGCGGTTGGTTTTGAATCATCACCGTTTCGTGATGCGGGAATGATTTCTTGCCGGTTGAGTCTCCCCATAGTCCTTGCCATCCATAGCGAACGCAGACGGCCTGCACGGCCACGGTGTCGAAGGCGATGTCCACCAGCGTGCGCCCTGGTTCCACGCCCAGCTCGATCCGCTTTTCCTCCAGTTCCTCCCATGATGTGATCCGGCCCTCGTCCACTAGCCTGCATTCCGTCGGACCGAGTGACCGGCAGACAAACCATCGGTGCGCGCCCTGGCCTTGGCTGGCTTTGCCCGCCTGGTTGTCGATCGTCAGGAACCGGGCGATCTCAAACTCATGCGGATCTTTTTTGAGATATTCGCCCTTCATCCGATCGAAAGCGGCTGCATCGTCGCTCGATGTCGGTGACTCATCCCACGCCATCGCCCGCGTTTTCTGCATGTAGTTCATGAACGGCTGGATCGCGCCCCGCTTGTAAGCGGCAACGGCTTTGAGCTTTTTGATGAGCGTCGTTGCCAGCTCGAATCCATCGTAATGGATGGAAACGGCCTCAAGGTGGAAACTCCGATGATCTTCCGATGCGTTGGGATTTGTCGCAATGTAGCGACCGAGCTTGGATTGCTCGTGCCGGAACTTCCGATCCGTCGGCCAGTCCAGCCCGCAGTGCTCGCAGTTGTAGCGAACGGTTGCCGCCAGCTTCTTCCAATCGTATTCTCCGCTCTCGCTCAGGGTTTCGCCATCGATTTGCGCACGCAGGCGGTCCCTCGCATCGGTCATGGTTTGGAACTGGTGACAGTGCGGACAGGGGACTTGCCACTCCTCGCACGATCCGTCGCAATAGGCCAGGTCGGATTCATCCTCGAGGATCGAGCCGGTGGAGAGCGTTAGGATTTTGTAATTTTTGACGCCGGTCACGCGGTCCTCAAACGCCTTCATCATGCCCGCTTCGTAAAGGTGCGGCTCTTCCATGACGAGGGTCTTGACGCGCTTGCTGTTCGCCTTCGATGGTTTCGCTGAAATGCAGTAGAATGACAGGCCGGGGAAGACGATTTTCTGCCGGCGAACCTTGTCCTTGTCCGGCGGCAATCGCTGCAAAAGGAAATCGTTCGCCTCGATCATCGGCATGATTCGATCTTCCATTGCATCCTTCGCGTCGTCGTCGGATTGCCAGACGTAATAGTAAAGCCCGTGAGTCTCTACGATGGAATGAGCAATGTGGACCTCGCCAACGAGGGACTTTGCAGCACCGGCGGGAGCGCGAAAATCGACGCGGCGAATCTTCGGGTCTGACATGGCCCGCATGGGTTCGAGAAGCCACGGCGATTCCCCGGCCATGAATACTGGATAGCGGACCGAGTAGGGCAACTTCAGCTTGCCATCGGCCCACTCGACCAGATCGCCGGAGTGGGGAATGACGATGAGGTCGGCGAGGATTTGGCGCGGGGTCATGTCGGCAGCACCTCCCCGCACCGCGATTTCCACCGCTCGCAAAAGACCCGGTAAACGTCTGACTCCATGAGGTTCTTTGCCTCCTCCTGGCCGATGGACAGAGCGCGTGACCATTCGGCGCGGGCTTCGGCCATCGTAATCAGGTCACGTTTTTGCATGTCGATTTTTACGCGGAGCAATTCCACCTCGGCTTGGAGCTTCTGCCGCTTCAGCTCGGACGCGTCGGAAATGGTTTCCCCTTTCGTCGCCGTGTCCGGGTTCTCATCAAGCCATTTTAGGAGCGCATCCCGGTGGATCCTGTGCTCGACGAACGCTGGGCATCCTGACGCCTTGGCAACCCGCAGGATGTTTTTTGGAATGCCCCAGATGGATTCCGCCTGCGACATCGACTGGGCGGTGTCGGGGATTTTCGGCGTGGCGGATCCTTTTTTTGCCGTTTGGCTTTCGGCCTCGTCGATCAGCTTTATCTCTGCCGCTGTCAGCGTCTTTCCGCTCTTTAGCTTCTTCACGAGGTTGCCAAGGTTGGCATCCTTCATCTTCGTTGCTTGTTCGGGGGTGAGTTTCATAGCCGCTTAAAAATTTTCAGCCCATGTTTTCTTGCCGTCGCTTCCATGTTGGCGGTCCCTTTCCCGCCCGGAAATAAAACAACTGCTTGCGCCTGCTTAGCCATGGCTTCGTTTCGCATTGGTCCCGCCGCCTTGCCATAAGTTTTCCAATCTGCGGCAATCTTATTGACCGGCAATCCGATTCTCCTTGCCCATATTTCTCCGAACTCATCACCTCCCCGACATCCACCGCTTATAACTTCCGACATCCCTATTCTTGACAAGAATTCCGCGTCACCTTGTCTTTCGGTGTAGTCTCTTCCTCCTGCAATTATTGTTTTCATTGGTAGGTGATCCATGCAAATGGTCGGCAGTTGCCCCCAGCTTCGTGAATTGCATTCACACATGCCCGAATCGTTCGGCCAGTGGTTATTACATCATCCAACAAAAGAATGCTACAATTTTCAACGGCGCTTGACAATATTTGTTGCTTTTCCTCCGCGTGAACCCCTCTCGATTTTCTATCGCTCGCGCCAAAGATTTCTTTTCGCTTGGTCCCCATTAGACTGGCTACCGCATCAGCCACCGCGATCATTGGATGGCTTTCGCGCTTGCTTGCTGGAACGGTGACAAATTGAAACTTTGGCCACTTCGGCCCCGGCCTGTTGAACATTTCCGAGAAGTCTGCAATCAACCTTTCAGCGAATGCTTTCGGGTTGCTCTGCTTCATTGCCATAACCTCCTTGTAGTCAGTGACAGAGCTTGTTGATTTTACCGCAAAGCATCCAATGCACGCATCCTTCACATGATAAGGACCGAGTCCGGTCGGTCGCGGAACAGAAGATTCGATTGGCGACTCGCTTTGTTCTTGTTCGGTCGGTTCGGGTGAATTCAAAAATGCCTCAATATCTGCGCCGTCGAAGCCGAGCAGGTCCAGGTCAAAGTCCATTTCCCGCAGGTCACCCAGCTCGAGTGCCAGCATCTCCTCATCCCACCCGGCGTTCAGTGCCAGTTTGTTGTCGGCGATGATGTAGGCTCGTCGCTGCGTGTCGGTCAGGTGAGCCAGGCGGATGCACGGCACTTTTTCCATGCCGAGCTTGCCCGCCGCCATGACACGCCCGTGGCCCGCAATGATTCCGTTGTCGGCGTCAATCAGGACCGGGTTTGTGAATCCGAACTCGCGGATGCTCCCAGCGATTTGGGAAACTTGGGACTCGGAATGGCTTCGGGAGTTCCGCGCGTAGGGAATCAGGTCGGCTGTTTTGATTTGTTCGATTTTCATTTCTGGCTGGATCTAGTTTGATTTTTGTTGCGTTTACAAGTTGAAAAAATTTCCCGCAGACATTGAAGGCACCGGCACCAAACC